CAGAATCAGTCTTCAGATTTTTATGCCAATTTAGCCGAACAGCTTAGTGACTCTGACCTAGGCGGTTTATCCGGTGAATTAATTTCGGGATATTCGGACGATAAAAATAGCCGCAAAGAATGGGAACAGACCTATATATCTGGATTAGATCTTTTAGGATTTAAGTACGAGGAACGTGAACAGCCGTTTCGTGGGGCTACTGGCATAACACATCCGTTATTGGCGGAGAGTGTTACGCAGTTTCAAGCGCAAGCGTACAAAGAACTTTTACCTTCAGGTGGCCCCGTACGTACTCAGATTGTTGGCACGATTACGGCCGATAAAGAAGACCAGTCTCAGCGCGTTAAATCTTTTATGAACTATCAAATTACAGAAGTAATGGAGGAGTATGATCCGGATATGGATCAACTGCTTTTTTATCTTCCATTGTCTGGTTCGGCATTTAAGAAAGTATACTACGATGAAACTCTACAGCGCGCTGTCAGTAAGTTTGTAACTTCGGAAGATTTAATAATTCCGTATACAGCTACTGATTTAATGAGCACCGAACGTATTACGCATATTGTTCATATGCAAACTAATGATTTGCGTAAATTACAGGTGAATGGTTTTTATCGTGATATAACTCTTATGGAGGAATCGGGGTCAACCACCAGTGATGTACAATCTAAATTAGACGAGCTCCAAGGGGGACAGCCCACTTCGAACAACAAAGAATATTTGCTATTGGAATTTCATGTAGATCTTGACTTACCTGGGTTTGAAGACGCCTCGCAAGATGGAGAACAAACAGGGGTAAAGCTTCCTTATATCGTAACGGTAGATGAAGGCTCTTCAAACGTTTTGTCTATTAGGCGTAATTGGAATCAACCCGATTCTTTACGAAGAAAAAAACAATACTTTGTTCATTATAAATTTCTTCCTGGACTAGGCTTCTATGGCTTTGGCTTAATTCATATGATTGGAGGATTAAGCCGTTCTGCAACTAGTGTTTTAAGGCAGTTAATCGATGCGGGTACATTGGCAAATCTCCCGGCTGGTTTTAAAGCTCGAGGTATACGCATACGTGATGATGATGAGCCTCTTTCTCCTGGTGAGTTTCGCGACGTGGATAGTCCTGGTGGGAATCTGCGCGATTCTTTGCTACCTTTGCCGTATAAAGAACCAAGTGCAACGCTTTTTCAACTTCTTGGTTTAATTATTGAATCGGGTAGACGATTCAGCGCAATTGCTGATTTACCCATTGCTGAATCTGGCCTTACGCGTGAAATGCCCGTTGGTACAACCATGGCGCTGCTTGAGCGCGGCACCAAGGTTATGTCGGGCATACATAAGCGACTTCATTATGCGCAGCGTTTAGAATTTAGGCTTTTATCAAAAGTCTTTACCGAATATCTACCTGAAGAATACCCGTATGAAATTGTTGGTGGGCAACAAAATATAAAGCTTACTGATTTTGATGACCGCATTGATATTATTCCGGTTAGTGATCCTAATATTTTTAGCAGTAGTCAACGAATTATGTTGGCTCAGATGCAACTACAACTTGCGCAAGCTGCTCCTGATATGCACAACCTGTATGAAGCATATCATCGTATGTATGATGCATTAGGAGTAAAAGAAGTTGATGTTGTATTACCACCTCCGCCAGTTCCTGCGCCTACTGATCCTGCTGAAGAAAATCGTAATTCTTTAAGCGGCATGACGCTGCAAGCGTTTATGGAGCAAAACCATGACGCGCATATAGCCGCGCATATGGCCTTTATGCGCACGCCTATAGTTATGGCGGCTCCTGTAGTTGTGGGCGGTTTAACTGGTCATATTTCTCAACATATCGGCATGAAAGCGAGAGGCCTTGTAATACAAGAGCTTGGTCCAGTTCTTCAACAAGCCCAGGCACAGGGAACGGACCAATTATCCCCCCAGGATCAGCAGCAGTTGCTAAGTGAAGCTGAAGGGCGTATATCTGAAGTTATTGCTCAAATAACTGCGGAACTTATGGAAGATTCAGATACGCAGGAAGATCCGCTAGTTGAATTACGAAAAGAAGAACTTCGTCTTCAGGAAGCTGATCTATATCGTAAATCCCAAGAACATATTGATAAACACGCCTTGGATGAAAGGGAAGCTTCAGAACGGACCAGTGTGGCTCGTGAACGAATAGATTCTCAAGAAGATATTGCTGAAATGCGGAGTCGTATAGCTGTAAAAAAGATGCAGCAAGATAGAACAAAACAGTAATGGACGATTTTTATATTTCTGATAAAGTCTTACGCTTAATTCGCGAACGTTTAGAAGAGCTACAACTAAGTATGATGGCTGGTAATTTTATTTCTTTAGAAGATTACCGTTCCGCAGTTGGAGAGGTGAGAGGCCTTACCTTTATTGAAGGCTATATTATTAAACTGAGAGAAAAGAGTGGAGAAAGTGATAATGACTAAAGCTGCTGTTGCTGATTTAAAAAAAGACGAATTAAAAGATTCTCTGTTATCTAGTTATATAAATTCTGAAAATAGGGTGTTAGATCCTACTCTTCTTAAACAAAGTGCCTTAGACCGCTTACCTACTCCAACAGGCTATAGAATTCTTGTAATGCCTTATCGGGGTCGGGTAAAAACAGAAGAGAGACCGCGCAGCTCTTGCGTCTGTTGTCTGTTATGTATTAAAAATTGGCCCTGATGCGTATAGCGATAAGGATAAATTTTCAAAACCTTATTGTAAAACGGGCGATTGGGTGTTAATAGGTCGTTACGCAGGAAGTCGATTTAGGATCGAAGGAGCAGAATTGAGGCTTTTAAATGACGATGAAATTTTAGCTTCGATTTTGGACCCTGACGACATTGCGCATGTTTAAAGGATGAGCAAGAAATGAGCTCTATTTCAGTACCCGAGAACTCAGACACTGTTGAGGATTCTGTAGAGGTAGTTTTAGATGAAACGGATTCTCCTGAAAGTCAAGAGGTTATACCAGAACCTTCTGAACAAGCTGAACTCTCTGTTTCGTCCTCAGAAGAAGAATTAGAGGAATATAGTGGTAAGGTTAAAAAGCGCATTGATAAGCTTACTGGGAAGTACCGTGAATCGGAGCGCCGGGAACAGGCCGCTTTAGATTTTGCGCGAGGACTTCAAACTGAAAATAAAACTCTTCAAGATCGTATAACTAACCTGGATAAAGGTTATCGTAGCGAATTTACTACCCGTATAGATAGCCAGATTACGGAAGTTCAATCTAAATATAAGCAGGCTTATGAATCTGGGGATGTTGATATAATGGTGGAGGCTCAAACTGAACTTTCAGCATTGAGCGCTCAAAAAGAACGAATTACATGGGCTGAACAATTGCAGCAACAGGCCGAAGCCAATAAAACTAAAGAAGTACAACCTTCTGAACAAAAATCTAAGGAACCTGACCTTGTTGCGCAAATTCATCCTAAAGCAAAGCAATGGGCTGAAGACAATACATGGTTTGGAGATGATGAAGCCATGACCTATTCTGCCCTTGGTTTTCATAGAACGTTAACAGAACGAGATGGATATTCAGGTACTGAAGACGATTACTATGTAGAAATTGATCGTAGGATGAAGGAAGCCTTTCCTCATAAGTACAACGGTCAAAGCGCTGAATCTCGACCCGCTCAGTCGGTAGCTTCTGCTACGCGGAAGCAGAATTCTGGGCGCCCCAAATCCGTACGCCTTACCAGTAGCGAGCGCGATATTGCCAAGCGACTGGGTGTTTCTGAAAAAGACTACGCAGTGCAAAAACTTAGACTTACACAGTAGGTGTAAGGAGGTAATTTGATGGTTGATAAAACTTCACGAAACGAGCAGGTTCGTGCAAAGAAGGAAAGCCCGAAGCAGTATGTTCCGCCTTCCGCTTTAGACGCTCCTCCGCCTCCCGATGGTTATCGCCATAGGTGGATACGGGCTGAATTTGTAGGGCAAGAAGACCGGAAAAATGTTGTTGGCCGACTAAACAATGGTTATGAATTAGTTCGTGCTGATGAATACCCCGGTTGGAATTCTCCCACTGTAGACGACGGCAAGCATGCTGGAGTTATTGGTGTAGGGGGCTTATTGCTGGCCCGAGTTCCAGAAGAACTCGCGAATAGCCGCGAAGAATACTTCTCTAATGAGGCTCGTTCTCAGATGGAAGCAGTTGATAACGATCTAATGAGGGAACAACATCCATCAATGCCAATAAGTAAGGATAGGCATTCGCAAGTCACTTTTGGCAATGGCCGGTCTTAAGGAAGCTGGCTGTATGCTAAAATTTTGGAAACTTTAAACTGATAAGGAGCAAGAAGCATCATGGCAAATATTGATGCAGCTTTCGGGCTCAGGCCCGTTCGTCAGTTGGGAAGTATGCCGTTTAACAACGCAACCAACGAATACACTATTGCGTCTGGAGCCACGGGACCGATCTATCAAGGTTCTTTGGTTATTATGGCCACTAGTGGATCGGTTATTATCGGTACGGCTACGGCTGTTGATACCGTTGGCGTATTTAATGGTTGTTTTTATACGGACCCAACTTCGAAGAAACCCACATGGAGCAACTATTATGCCGGTAGCGTGTCTGCTTCGGATATTGTTGCCTTTGTGTTTGATGATCCGGATATGACCTTTGAAGCTCAGACGGCTGGCACTATTGCAAAAACAGCAATTGGCGGTAATCTTGATACTGCGGGTGTAACCGGTAGTACTATTACTGGTCAATCGACCACTGAACTTTCGGGAACC